CAACTATGATGATGAATATTGGTGGGTTCATTTCGGAGGCATTACTGTAGGACACCGAAAACTTGATGATTATGATGTCGAAGGATGGTATTACTTGGTAAAAAAATAATTGCAGGTAACGGGATGCGGCTATATTTAGTGCCGATTTTGAAATACAAAACTTAATAAATAGATAAAATGAAAAACGAAGAACAAAACTCAATTACACCACAGAACTCGGCATTGAATATAGCTGATGTTAGCGGTAGTGCCACTCCGAACTTTCTAAAGGTTGCCGTAGATGAATTACTAACTTATCGGACACCGCAAAAGATAGTTGATTACATAGAAGCCGAAAAGATGAAAGCGATAATAGGCAACCCACCTTATAATGTGTCTGGGCATTACGGCTAACGTACGGAACTATATGCAGGGCTGGAATTCGGAGCGGCACACTGTCGAGCGATACAATGCCGATGCGAGAACGCCGTTACGCACGCCCTCCGCCGCCAGACTTGACATATAGTTTTTGTTAGCAAATCGTATTTTAATCACAAATAAATATTTAATCATGGAAATTCAAAAGTATAAAGCAAAAATTAAAGGCTCAGATATTGAAGTCGTTGGATATATTACTGAAATAAGAGAACAACTCGGAGAAAGTTGTTATGGGTCTGGAACTGATTACTTAATAACAGTCACGGAAAAATCAATGTCAAGCGGTAATTACGGAACGTTTAAAGTCGAAAAGCAAAGTATTGAGTTTTACAATGAAGTTTTACCGTCAAAAGATATTTCAAGTATTTTTGAAACAAGACTATTAAAGCTTATAAACTTCTATTGTCGATTAGGATTGTCAAAGCCTGATTTAGTACATAAAATGGAATACACAACTGAAAGTTGTCGAATGTCTTAATATGTTTGCTAACGATAGGGCTTTGCGATGGCAGGGCATTTAATAACAAAAAGATGAAAATGAGTACACAAGTTGATTTATTTACTACTGTTGAGCCTACTTCCGTCAGCCCTGCTATTGCAAAACCGTTTGTTAGCCGCAGTACATTCTATCAGGGTGATTGTCTTATAGAAATGTCAAAGATTGCTGATAAGAGTATTGATATGATTTTGTGCGATTTGCCTTATGGTACTACAGCGTGCAAATGGGATACCGTTATTCCTTTTGAACCACTTTGGAAGCAATATGAAAGGATTATAAAAGACAATGGAGCGATAGTGCTGACAGGTTCGCAGCCTTTTACAACGGTTCTTATAAGCAGTAATTTTAAATTATTTAGATACGAATTGATTTGGGATAAAATAAGGGCTGCAACAGGTTTAAATGCTGCTAAAATGCCATTGAAAACACACGAAAACATTTGTGTCTTTTATAAAAAACAACCAACTTATAATCCGCAAATGACAGAAGGAACTCCTTTTGATAAAACAAAGTATAACGGACAGATTGAAATGGCTAATGTAACAGGTGGTGGCGAAAAAAACAGTAAAAAAAATGATGGCACAAGGTTCCCAATATCAATTCATAGATTTTCTCAAAACTGGAGTAGGCAGCAACAAATACATAGCACCCAAAAGCCTGTTGAGCTTATGGAATATTTAATAAAAACATACACCAATGAAGGCGATACAGTTTTAGACAACTGTATGGGTTCAGGAACAACGGGCGTTGCTTGTAAGAAAACAGGTCGCCATTTTATCGGAATAGAGAAAGATGAAAAGTATTTTGAAATTGCCGTTAGCAGGGTGTCTGCGTATTGCGGCTAACGGACACAGATATATTTAGGTTTTCTTTTTAATATATACATAAAATAACATACGAAGATGAAAAATAATAAACATATAAAAAGTTTCAAGGAACATCAAGAAAACTTGAATATATCTGATGTTAGACTTAGTTTTTCATTCACTTATGATGATTTGAAAACATCGTTTGAAGAAGGGTGGAAAGATTATAGTAACAATTGGTATGGTGGTAGAGATAAGGGTGAACCACAATTCGATGTTTGGTTTGATGAGTGGTTTAAGAAAAATTACGTCTAACGTTACCCTGCTAAACGAGGTTCGGGACAAAAAAGCCTGAACCTCTAATTTAAAAACCATAAAACCAAATACAAAAATGATTTTAAATACAACACAAATACCCGAATCTTGTTTAGCAAGTGTTAGTGGCAGTACTTTTGTGAACGCAGACTGCTTCGATGTTTTTCCTTTTATTGAATATCAAAGTGTGGATTGTGTAATTGCAGATTTACCATACGGAACTACTGATTGTAAATGGGATAGTATTTTACCCCTTGATTTATTATTTACTCAATATAGGAGAATAACTAAAAAAAATGGGGCTATAATACTTACAGCATCTCAACCTTTTACTTCTGTGTTAATATCGCATTGGATGCACAATTTTAAAGTTGAATGGATATGGCAAAAAAACGCAGGAAGTAATTTTGGAACTTGCAAGTACCAGCCAATGAAGGAACACGAAAGCGTTATCGTTTTTTCAAACGGTGGGGGGAAAATCACATACAATCCAATAATGCAAGAAAGGGCAGAAAGCGGTAAATCAAGAGTAAAAACAAAAATAAAAGGGAGTTCTAATGGTAAAGCAGCAGTTTATGAAAATGGTGGGTTATTCCCAATAGAATTTATGGCTAACGAATTAAGATACCCAAGTTCAATTCAAAAATTTAATAGAGAAAGAGGTTTGCATCCTACACAAAAACCCGTTGAACTTATGGAGTACTTAATCAAAACATACACCAATGAAAAAGAAATAGTATTAGATAATACAATGGGTTCGGGAACTACTGGATTGGCTTGTCTAAAAACAAATCGTCAATTCATAGGTATTGAAAAGGAAAAACAATATTACGATGTCGCTGTTCGTAGGGCTTCTGAGTATTGCCACTAACGTATCGGGGCTTTGCGTAGTAGCCTTTAGTATAAACTTAAAATTAACCACGACACTTGATAGGGCTATTACGCAAAGCCCTTGTTATGTGCCGTTAAATTCTCATAATCAATGACTTGTATAGTAGGATATTTAGATAAAAAAACAAAAAAAGTAACAATAGGCGGTGATTCTGCTGGTGTAGCAGGGTTAGATATTACTATTCGGAAAGATGAAAAGGTTTTTAAAGTTGGTGATTTCATAATTGGATGCACTTCTTCTTTTAGGATGATACAATTATTGAGATTTTCGTTTAAACCGCCCGAAATAAAACAGAAAAACATTTATGAGTATATGTGTACTGATTTTATAAATTCTGTTCGTGAGTGTTTTAAAAATGGTGGTTACTTGCAGAAATATAGTGATGGCGATGAGAAAGGTGGAACTTTTTTAGTTGCATACAAAAACAGACTTTTTAGAGTTGAGAATGATTTTCAGGTAGCTGAAAGTTTAAATGGCATTGATGCAGTTGGTTGTGGTGCTGATTATGCACTTGGCTCATTACATATCTTAACAAAACAAAATTTAACTCCAAAAGAAAAGGTGTTAAAGTCTTTAGAAACAGCTTCTTTCTTTTCTGCTGGTGTTACTAAGCCTTTTGTCATAAATGGCACATAACTTATCGCTAAAACTCACAAATGTACGCACAAATGAAGCTAACTAACTCATATAGAATACGTTTATCGGATGATGATTTATTACTATTAAAGCAATTAAAATCATTAAGAATAAAACCTACAACATTTTTGCGAAATGCTTTCAGGGAAAAGATTGAACGTGAATTACCAAAATTGATTGATTCCGAAAACAAACGTAAAGAAAAAATAAAATGTCCATTTTGAAGAAATGTAAATCGTGTAGTATCCTATTTGAGCCTATAAAATCTATTCAGCCGTATTATGAAAAAACATACTAAAATATATTTTGATTATTTCGGTTATTCGATTTCAGATGTTATATTGTGTGAGATATGCAATAAAGTGGCAGTAGATATACATCATATTAACGCACGTGGAATGGGTGGAAGTTCAAAAGATAGTATAGATAATTTACAAGCATTATGCAGAAATTGCCATATTGAATATGGAGATAAAAAACAACATAAACAATTTTTAAATGAAATACATCAAAGTAAACTTAAAGCCTTTATCGGTAAATAAAGCGTGGAAAGGAAAAAGAATTAAAACTACTGATTATAGTAAATTTGAAAAATCATGCTTATTAATACTACCAATTTATGAAATTCCAAAATGTGACTTAGAGTTATTTATACATTATGGTTTTAGCAGTAAAGGTTCTGATATAGATAACCCAAATAAAATGGTTATAGATATTTTGAGTAAAAAATATGGCTTCAATGATAATTTAATTTACAGACTAATTGTAACAAAAGAAATAGTTGCTAAAGGAAATGAGTTTTTTGAATTTAGTATAAAAGGACTTAAGTAAAGAACATTACATTGAGATAGCTAAAAAATATAAAGAACTTTGTAAAAAATAAATAGTATATTTGCAAAATAATTAAACTATGTACGAGATAGTAACAATATTAACAATTTACCGCATTCTTTAATGATGATACTCGTACTATCGGATTTTTAGGATGCGGTTTTTTAATTACAAAAAACAATGGAATATAAACAATTTTTAGAACGTAAAAAACACTCAATTGGTAACTTTGGGTTTAAAGCAAATTATTTACCTGACATTGCTTTTGATTTTCAAAAATACACTATTGAAAAAGCTGTATTAAAAGGCAGAATAGCAACGTTTTTAGACACTGGATTAGGGAAGACTATTGTTAGCTTGTCAATAGCTAAAAATGTAGTGAATCATACTAATAAACGTGTTTTAATATTAACACCTTTAGCGGTTGCATTTCAATTTATTTTAGAAGCTGAAAAATTAGGAATTGATGATGTTGAACATTCAAAAGACGGAAAGTTTACTAAAAAAATAATTCTTTGTAATTACGAAAGATTGCATTATTTTAATAGCAATGATTTTGAGTGTGTTATTTTAGATGAAAGTTCTATACTTAAAAATTTTGACGGAAAAATTAAACAAGAGGTTACAAGTTTTATAAAGAAAATACCTTATCGTTTTTTAAGTACAGCAACACCAAGTCCAAATGATTTTATTGAATTAGGGACAAGTTCCGAAGCATTAGGTTACATGGGTTATATGGATATGTTAAGTAAATTCTTTAAAGCCAATAACAATGCTATTGATAGTTCAAACAGAAATATTGGTGAAAAGTTTTATTTAAAACCACACGCAGAAAAAGATTTTTTTGCATGGGTTAATCAATGGTCTATTATGGCTAAAATGCCAAGTGATTTAGGATTTAGTAACGAAAGATACCAATTGCCTGAATTGATTAATAATAAACACATTGTAACAAATGATAGTCAGATTTCAATAGACGGACAGATACAAATGTTTAATATTATTGCTAAGGATTTTAACCAAATACGTTTTGAACAAAAACAAACAGAACAAAAAAGATGTGAAAAAGCAGTTGAATTAGCAAGTTATAAAACATCTGTTTATTGGTGTAACACTAATAATGAAAGTTCTATATTGAAAAGTTTAGATAAAAATGCAGTTGAAATTATAGGTAGCCAATCAATAGAAAAAAAAGAAGAAATACTTTTGGCTTTTGCTAATGGTGAAATTGAAAGATTAATAACTAAAGCTAAAATGACTTCAATGGGTTTAAATTGGCAACATTGCAACCATTCTGTATTCTTTCCTACGTGGAGTTATGAGCAGTATTACCAAGCTATTAGACGTTTTTGGCGATTCGGACAAAAAAGAGATGTAACTATTGACATGGTTATTTCAGACGGACAAACAAGAGTATTAGAAGCATTAGAACAGAAAACACAAAAAGCAATACAACTACACAAAAATTTAACCGAAAATGTTAATCGTAGTTTTGAAAACAAAATAAAAGAATTTAACAAAGATATTATTAAACCAAAATTTTTATAAAAATGGAAAACAAAGTAAAAGACCAAAAAGTCACAGAAAATTATGCTATTTACAATTCAGACTGTATGTTAGTATTACCAACACTTGAAGATAAGTCAATAGATTTATCGGTTTATTCACCACCATTTGCAGGACTTTACAACTATTCAAGTTCTGAAAATGATTTTAGCAACTGTGAAAGCAAAGAACAATTTTTATTGCAATATGAATACTTAATAAAAGAAATTTCAAGAGTTACAAAAAATGGCAGAATTACTGCCGTTCATTGTACTGATGTGTTTGATAATACTTGTAGGCTTTGGGACTTTCCACACGAAATAATAAAACTTCATGAAAAATATGGTTTTGAATACCGTAACCGTATTACAATTTGGAAAGAGCCATTAAAAGTTCGTATGCGTACAATGGTTCAATCTTTAATGCATAAATTTATTGTAGAAGATTCTACTAAATGTTTTACTGCTATGCCTGACTATGTATTGATTTTTACAAAAAAAGGTGAAAATGAAGTACCAGTAACGCATCCACACGGATTAACTAAATATTTTGGTGAAACACCTGTTTTGCCAAATATATTGACAGCGTGGAATAATGCAAATGACAGCAATTTAACGGCAGAGCAATTATGGAAACATTTAAACGTTAAATTTATAAATAATGAAGACCCTAAGTCAAATAAATTAAGTCACTACATTTGGCAACGTTACGCATCAAGCGTTTGGGATGATATTAGAATTGATAATGTATTGCCATTTAGAGATTCAAAAGAAGAAGATGATGAAAAACACGTACATCCATTACAATTAGATGTAATTGACAGAATAGTTGAATTATACAGCAATCCTAATGAAGTTGTATTAACTCCCTTTATGGGCGTAGGTAGCGAGGTATTCAGTCCTGTTTCTTTAGGGCGTAAGGCAATAGGAATTGAGTTGAAAGATAGCTACTACAAACAAGCTATATTGAATATCAAAGAAGCTGAAAAAAGATTTATTGAAGAAAAAAAACAAGTAAGTTTATTTTAAAAAACACTTGCAAATATAGAATACTATTGCTATATTTGCGTAAGCGGTTTTGTAGGCATACAAGTAAAAGGTGATACGACCAACCTTACCGCATTATTTTTATGGTCGTAATAAAAATGGTTGTATGGCAAAAGATACTTTTTACTTTTCACATGATTTTAACGCACGTCAAGACGAAAAAATTAAACGTCTTATTCGTAAACACAAAATGCAAGGATATGGCATATTCTGGGCAATAGTAGAAGATTTGTATAATAATGCGAACGCATTAGAAACGGATTACGAAGGCATTGCATTTGATTACCATTCGGATATAAATACGATAAAAAGTATTATTCATGACTTTGATTTATTTGTATTTGAAGGTACAACTTTTGGCTCTATATCAATAGAACGTAGGTTAAATGAAAGAAACGAAAAATCTGCAAAGGCATCAAAATCAGCACATTATAGATGGCAAAAACATAAAGAGAATGCGAACGCAATGCAAACGCATAGCGATAGCAATGCTATAAAGGAAAAGAAAGGAAAGGAATCAAACAATAATAAAGAAAATAAAATAGATTTTGAGCTTTTTTGGAATTTGTATGATAAGAAAGAACAAAAGGATTCTTGTTTGAATAAATGGAATAAATTAGACTTTGAAACACAAACTAAAATAATTGAAATATTACCATCTTTTATTGCATGGAAATCAGACAAAAAATATAGACCAAATCCTCAAACGTTTTTAAATCAAAAAAGATGGTTAGATGAAATACCAACACAGACCATAACTCCTAAGTATATTTCACAAATTCCAGCCGAAGAAAATGAATGGCACTCAAATATAAAATAATATGGTAACTATATTCTCAAATATATTCGATAAGAAGCCTAATTATATTTCGGTAGATTCTGCATTGAACCGTATAAAAATAGGTAAGTCAAAAGATAAGGTTGAAGAAATACGTAAACAATTAGACAAAGAACGTGCGAATAAACTAAAATGTAATTTACCAAGTGTATGCTTTAGCGGGAAGTTTAAAGAAAGAATAGATACTAAAATAATATCTCATTCAGGATTTATTGTTTTGGATT